TTAGTTGGCTTGCTCGCAGGCGAAGTGCGAGGCCGGATACTTCCGCATGTACAGCTGTGCCGTTTCTTGGCAGAACTCAAAGTCCGGGGCCATGCCGTAGATGAGTGCTACACGCTCCGGCTGTCCTGCAATGTTCGTTTTCACCAGGTAGTAGTCAGAAGTGCTACCCACCCTGTGCTTGGAGACATAGTTGGATAGGGCTGCACTCTGATCCTCGTAAGACTTGGTGCAACTTGCCGAAACCAAGGCAAGCAAGGCAAATGAGGTGCATGCAATTGATTTTTTCAACGCTCCTCCTCTTTGGAAAAAAACCCCGCCGGAGCGGGGTTGGCTTACACAGAGTCTATACCGGGAATGGGGATCTGCATGGCCGCGCGACGGTGCTCAAGCACCCTAGTCACCTCGTAATCGGTCTTGGCGCCTGATTCACTCTGCCACTGCTGCACGCGCACTTCGCAGATAAGCACATCACCCTTACTAAAGGACTCCTCACTGGAGTTCACCCGGCCAAGGAACTCGCTATCCGAAATTGCAGCGTTGATGGTGGCGTTACCGTCAGAAAGGCGCCACTTGTTATCGTCCTTAAAGGCGAGCGCCACGATGGAAAACGCCATCCGCCGCGTTTCTTCTATCAGTAAGATGTCCTGACCAGCCGGCGGCGCGAAGTACGCGCGCTCATCTTCGGTGATTACAAGCTCTACTCCTTTGTCGTCACCCACTGCGAACCTGTCGATGCCTTCGCGGTCGAGAGGTGCCAGAACTCGGTTGAAGGATTGGCGCACATTCAGGTCGCGGAGTAGTGCGATCACCGTCACCTCAACATCCATGGAGTCTTCATCGACGAAGATCCTCGCACTGCCATCCTCGAGGGGCTGCACTGTGGTGATCTTTCGCCCCCGTAGCCACTTCAATACTTGGGCAACGCCTTTATTTCCTAGAAAGCCCAGGGCGCTGAGGATCGCCAGTGCGTTTGCAATAGCGGTTGCGTTGTCGCCAGCAAAAATGTCACGCACCGCCTTGAGGAAGGCCACCTGCGTTGTGAAGTCGATGTTGAAACTGCCGGTCTTGAATGAGCCGCGCACGTTGATCTGTGCCTTAGCCTTGTCCCCATGCAGCGCGCGTACGCTCGCATCCAGAAGGTCGGCCATTGCCAGGAGCGCGGGCGATAGCTCGCGCACGTCCATCTCGTGGCTTGCCAGCGCGCTTCCATCATAGGTGACGCGGAACTTTGTCATGCCATCCATGGTATCCCCTGATTTCGCAAAGTGTGAGACGCCATCGGCGGCGTCGTTAAGTGCATTCACTCACCCTTAGGCGATGGTTGCTCAGTCTGCCCAGCCGCCAATCCAGTGGACGCGCCCGATCACTGTGATCGGCTCGCGCTTCGAGTCCATACGCCTCGGCCGCTTCCAGTTGTGGTCGCCGCCAGGGTTGTCGCTTTGAAACAAGGTGATGCCGTCGGCCACCAGCGCCCGCTTCACGTAGTACTCGGGGTAGGCCATGCCGTCTACCTGAATCACGTAGAGCACACCGTCAACCACGCGGGTGTCTGAGGTGTCGAACAGGATGGCGTCGCCGTCCTCGATGGTTGGCTCCATGCTGTCGCCCTTGCCGTAGTAGACGGCCAGTGGCTTGCCAAAGATGCCGCGACGGCGAAGGCTGGTCTTCTTGAATTTCAGGCTGTGTGTCTCAGCGTACTCGACTGCCTCCGCGCCCGAGCCAAGCCCGGCCGCCTGGGAGTAGCCGATCACATCGGCGTAGTCGTCGTCCGATGATGTGGCCGGATTGGGTGCTGGAGTTGAGGTGGAGCGGCCGAAATACAGCTCGTCGAAACTGACTCCGTGGTCGGCTGCAATTTTCCGTGCGGTTTCGATTTCCGGGCGGAATTTTCCGTTAAGCCAATCATTGGCAGTGACGTTGGACACTTTGTAAAGGCGCTGCAAGTAAGCGCCAGCGCCCCGGCGCAGGACGTTGTGGTTGGCCAGCAACTCGACGAGGCGATGGCCGAACTCTGGTGCGTCCCTGTCTGGAGGTCTCTTAGGCATGCCCTAAATGATGCAATGAACAGAGTTAGGTTTGCCCTGTTGACGGAAGATTAGGTTAGACCTAAGATCTGCCATATGGACAACTCGACACCTCTGCATAAAGCGATCCAGGCCGCTGGCTCCCAACAGCGTCTGGCCGAGCAACTTGGCATTCGTTCGGCCTCCATTAGCGAGTGGAAGGTTCGTGGCCGAGTGCCCGCCGAACGAGTGGTGGCGATTGAGCGGGAGACCGGCGTCTCTCGCCACGACCTCCGCCCGGACGTATTCGGCCCGGCCCCCAAGAAGCGGAAGAGGGCGGCTTGATGCTCTGGATTTCTTCTCTTTTGGCGCTTGTGACATTTGTCATATCCGGCGTCGAGCGCAGAGCTGGAAACCATAAGTGGGCTGACTGGCTCCTGGGTGTTTCGATCCTTTGTGCACTCGACCTGTTTGCCAAGTGCTTGGCGCAAGCGGCGAGGGCGGCTTGAGATGCGCGCCCAAGTCCTTGATCCCTGCTGTGGTAGCCGAATGTTCTGGTTCGACCGGAATGCTCAAGGCGTGCTGTTCGGCGATATCCGAAGCGAAGGGCACGTTCTTTGCGATGGGCGGGCGTTGAGCATCAAGCCGGATGTGGTCATGGACTTCCGCGACATGCCATTTGAAGACGGCAGGTTCCAACTGGTTGTCTTCGACCCGCCGCATCTTCGTAAGGCCGGCCCTCAATCCTGGCTGCGCGCCAAGTACGGCGTTCTGACGGACGACTGGCGCGACGACCTGACGCGCGGCTTTGCCGAGTGCTTCCGGGTTCTTCGCCCCGGCGGCGTGCTGATCTTCAAGTGGAACGAAATCCAGATCAAGACCAAGGAAATTTTGGCGCTGACGCCGCACAAGCCGCTGTTCGGACACCCGAGCGGGAAGCGCGCTGATACGCACTGGATGACCTTCCTCAAGGTTGATCACGAATCACTCCCCGCGCCGCAGACACCGAATGTCGTAGCGCTCGCCGGTCCAGCGCACAGAGAACCAGTTCTTCCCGACGCGCTTGAGCGCGACCACGTTTGCTCCAGCCTTCTTCAAAAACCCCATTCCACTGACTCCTCAAATTGACGATGTACGCAGACCCCACACACCTGAGAGACAACCCGATCAAGGTTCGCTTCAACGATCCCGACTACGCGCTGATCGTTGCGCTCGCCAACTTCAATGGGCGGCAGCCTGCTGCGTTCGTGCGAGAGCTGGCGTTAGCCGCTGTCGCGTCGATGGAGAAGGGTAGGCCGGAAGCAGATGCAGCCTGAAGGGCCAAAGCAGGCCCTGGGGAGGTCCTAATGGACATAGCGCTGAAGCCATCTGAGAGCGCGATGTTTGAGCAGTACGCGAAGGCCCATGGGCTTTCGTCGATTGAAGAAGCAGTGATGCACGCAGCACACGCCGAGTTGTGCCGGCGCTACCGCCTACCGACACGGCAGGCCTCAGTTGTACCGATTAAGTCCCTCAAAAGTACCGAGAAAAGCGAATGAGCCAGCAGCCGAAACCGAAGTCCAAATCGCCCTGGCGCGCATTCAATCCGGGCTGGCTGCAGCGGGGTGCCGACAAGGCAACTGCTGACCGCGTTTCGCCCGTGCATAGCCGTCCGATCAGGAAGTAACCGATGAACCGCGCCGACACTCTCAAACATCTCGCCGAATGCGCCGCACTGGCCGCTCACGGCGCGCCGATGACCGAAGACGAGCGGGTGGAGCACCTGTGCCGCTGCGCCGCTGAGGATGCGCGTGCAGAGGCCAGGCGCGTTGCTTCGCCGCAGCTGCCGCTTGGGAAGGTGGCGTGACATGGCCGGCGACTGGATAAAGATGCGGACCTCGTTGCTGACCAACCCAAAGGTCAATGGCATTGCGCGCGAACTTGAGGCTTCTGCCGAGGTTTCGGAAAGGCTGTCCACTGGCTTCCGAGGCACTATGGACGAAATCGTTACGCGTAACGTTATGCGGCATGTAACGGTGTCGTGCCTTCTTGTTATTTGGGGCGCAGCAAATGAACACACGAAGGATGGAGTTTTCCGCAACGCTGATCATTCGGATATCGACGACATGGTCGGAATCCCTGGATTTGCCGCCGCCATGGAGCTGGTCGGATGGCTCAATTACGACGAGGAAAGCAACTCGGTAACGCTGCCCAACTTCATCGAATACAACACATCCGGGGATGTTCGCTCTGCTGGGGCTAAGTCGAATGCGCAGCGGCAGAAGGAATACCGCGACAGGAAAATCGCCCTATCAACCCCCAGCGAAAGTAACGTAACGAGTTGTAACGAAAGTAACGTAACGAGTAACCGCAGAGAAGAGAAGAAAAGAGAAGAAGAAAATCAAAACCTTTCGTCATCGGCTGCTCCGAGTGACGGCACTGGCGACGAACTCGCACAGCGGCTGGCTCAGGTCACCCGCGATGCGCTGACCGCCTACAACGCTTCGCCGCTGACCAAGCGCAACGGCGGCAACCTGCCGAACGTTTCCGAGACGGTCGGCCGCGAGAAGCGCCAGCACCAGGTCCGTCGCTGCCTGCGGGTTGCCCGCGAGATCTGCCGCGAGTCCACCGGCACGCCGCTGGTGACTCCGGAGTTCTGGGTCGCCTACTTCGACCTGGTGGCGCAGGACGACTTCTACGCCGGCCGGGTGCCGGGCGGGCAGGGCCACGAGAACTTCGTGCCTGACTTCGAGACGCTGACCAGCGAGAAGACCATGCTGCGGCTGTACGACCGGCAGGTGGCCGCATGAGCGCCGTTCGTGACGAGATCGAGCGCATGGCGCAGCTGTACGGCGATCGCAGCGACCGTGCCGAGCCGCAGCATCTGCGCGTGCCGCCGCATAGCGTGGAGGCAGAGCAGGCTGTGCTGGGCGGCCTGATGCTGGCGCCGCACACCTGGCCGCTGGTGTCGGACGTACTGGGTGAGCAGGACTTCTACCGCCGCGACCACCAAGCCATCTACCGCGCCATCCGCGAATTGGCCGACAAGAGCCGCCCCTTCGACGCGGTGACTCTGGGCGAATGGTTCGAGGCTCAGGGGCTTATGGAGCTGGTCGGCGACGGCGCGTACCTGATCGAGCTGGCCAGCACCGTGCCCTCGGCGGCCAACATCACGGCCTACGCTGAGATTGTGGTGGAGGGCGCTGGCCGGCGGCGCCTGATCGAGTTGGGAGCCGATATCACGGCGGCCGGCTTCGATCGGGACGGCCGCCCACTGGCTGAGCTGCTGTCTGACGCCTCCTATCGGCTCGGCGAGCTGCAGCCGGCCCAGCGCGGCGGTCTGCAGCTGGCTGCGGATTCGCTGGCCAGCTGGTATGCGCGGTTCGAGGAGAAGTACCACGCCGGCACGCGCATGACGGGCTTGCCGACGCCGTGGGCCGAGTTCAACAACATCACACGAGGGTTGCAGCCCGCGACGCTGTACCTGATGGCGGCACGGCCGAGCATGGGCAAGAGCGTAGCCGGGCTGAACCTGGCGATGTTCACCGCACTGCGCGGCAAGACCGTGGGCTTTTTTTCGCTGGAGATGAGCGTCCACGACTGCCACGACCGCAACATTGCCGCCCTGGCGCGCGTGCCGCACGAATTCGTCACTACGCCGACGCAGACGGCAGATGACGACTACACCGCACGCATGGTGTCCGCCATCCGCGACCTGAAGGGCGCGCCGCTATTCATAGACGACACGCCGTCGCTAAGCGTTCGTCAGTTTGAGGCCCGCGCCCGCCGCATGCACCAGCGCAAGCCGCTTGACCTGCTGGTGGTGGACCACATCCACGATTTCAAGATTGACCCGAAGCTAGCCCGGTTCGAATACGGCGCCATCGCGCAGAAGGCCAAGGATCTGGCGAAGGAATGGAACATCCCGCTTGTGGCGCTAGCGCAGCTAAACCGCAACCTGTCCAGCCGCACGGAGCGCCGGCCAACGCTGTCGGACCTACGCGAATCCGGTGAGCTGGAGCAGAAAGGCGACGTGATCGTGTTCCTGCACCGCGAGGACTACTACGACACGCCGGAGAAGAAGACCCATCTACAGGGTGTCGTGGAGATGCACTTCGCCAAGGGCCGAAACATTCAAGCCGGCGCACGCATCAACCTGCGCAATCGCTTCGATGAGATGCGGCTGGACGACTGGGAAGGGCCGTTGCCAATCCCGATTGTGGATGAGCAACGGCAGCACACCGGCAACTTCTTCCGTAACCGCGGCAACAGCATTGGGGCAAAGCCATGAGTCAAAATTTTAGTATTGAGCTTCCCGAGTTCCCGGAAGAGGTGTACTCGATCAAGGCAATGATCCGCGGCGAACCCGATACCGCCGAGCCGCTGGATTACTACTACACGCAGGATCATATGCGCGCGTTCGCTGCCGAGGCAGTTGCCAATGCCATGCTGAAATGGCAGGCCGAGATGGGCGAGCCGCAGGCGTGGATCAGGCATTGCAGCGACGGCGGCTTCGAAGGGCCAATCGCGCATCACCAGTGCGAGCAGGTGCGGCGCGACTCGGGCGTATGGACCCCGCTTTACCCGATGCCGCTGAGTATCAGGAGCGAGCCATGAGTCACTTCATTCTGCGCACCGATGGCAGCGCGCACGGCCGCATGACCGACGCCTGGCAGTTCGCCAAGGCGATGATCGCAGCCGGCAAGAACGTGCGGCTGGAAGTGAAGGAGCTGCTGCCGAAACGCTCGATCGAGCAAAACGCGATGTTCCATGCCATGTGCGGCGAGATCGCGAGGCAGAAGGAATGGGCTGGGCAGAAACTGGATGGCGAGGCGTGGAAGCGCCTTCTGGTCGATGCCTGGGCGCGCGAAGAGAACCGCGAGCAGGGCCACATCGTTCCGTCGCTGGACGGCCGCTCAATCGTCAACCTGGGCATCCAGACGCGGCGAATGACAGTCGGCGAGATGGCTGACCTCATCACCTGGGCGCAGTCGTGGGCTGCCGAGAACGACGTGCGGCTGTCGGATGGGCACTTCATCGAGCAGCGGAGGGCTGCCTGATGCGCTCAGACACCAATCAGACCGACGTGTTCCGCGACTCGCCGGCAACGAAGGCGGCGCAGTGGCGTGCTGCGGCAGAGACTTGCGCCCAGCAATTCCCAGGCGATGCCCGCCGGCTCCGGTACTACCAGGAGCACGCCGAGATGTTCGAGGCGCAGTGCGCGCAGGTGGCGGCGTGAGGACGAAAAACGCAAAGGCCATCACCCCGGCCGAGCGCGCGCACCTGGAGGCAGTCAAATGGCTGCCGTGCTCGATCTGCGATGCGCCCGGCCCGAGCGACGCCCACCACATTAAGCAAGGCCAGCACTACACCTGCGTGGCGCTGTGTAAGGACTGCCACCAAGGAAGCATCAACGGTTTGCACGGTCAGCGCCGCATGTGGCTGGTCATGAAGATGGATGAACTTGCCGCGCTCAACGTCACGTTGCAGCGCCTACACGAACAGCGGAGCAGAGCAGCATGAGCCAAGAATTTGATGGCAGTTTCTTGCAGCAGCAGGTTGTGGACACACGAATTGAGCGCAGGACGATCCCTAACAGCGAACGCTTGGCTAGCGAGATGACCAAGCGCGAGGCGTTTGCGATGGCTGCGATGCAGGGGTTTGCAAGTGGCCCACGTGCCCGTTGGTTTGATGCACAAACCCCGGCTATTTCCGCTGTCTTATGGGCCGACGCCCTTCTGGCCGCACTGGAGCAAAAGGCATGAACGACATCGAGAAGCGGGCGCTTGCCGTGCAGGCGGCAATGAATCACAAGGTCGGCGGTATCACTCCCGCAAAGTATCTGCACCTAAACGAGGCTCAGTGGTCGGAGGTGGTGGAAGCCATCATCGCCGCGCTGTCGGCCGCGCCACAGGCTCCCGAGGGTTGGGCGTTGGTGCCGGTCAACGTAACACCGGCGATAGAACGGGTGTACGCAAACAATTCGGGCGCGTATCAGAGTGCGCAGGAGTTGCACGGCGCGATGATACTTGCAGCCAAGCTGGATTCCCCAAAATGACCCGCGACCAGCAGCTAACCCAGGCCCGCGAGTCTGGCCGCTACGCACGAGAGGCCGGGCGCTCGCTCAGCGACTGCCCGCGCTATGGGATCACGCCCGACGCCGCTGAGCTGCGCAAGCAGTGGCAGCTCGGATTCAACGAGGGGAGGAGGGCAGCATGACCGCTGACTTGCGCAAGGCCATGGGCGCCATGAAGGCCGATCGGCTGCTCATGGCTGTGTCCACCGATGACCTGATTCAGGCGATAAACATCCCACTGCGCGCCCGGCACGGCCATTTCGCTATCGACTTCACCGGGGCGCGGCCTGAAATGTTCCTGCATGCCGAGGGACACGAGCCGGAGCGGGTGGCATTCGTGGACACGCGCCGCCGCTGCGCCGTCTGGTGGCGGCCGAGGCAGGAACAGCTGGCGCTGATGTTCGAAGACATCACGCGGCGCCTGGCTGCGCAAGGGGCGGCCTTGGCGTTCATCACCCAGCGCGACAAGCAGCAGCGGGTGACGGCAAAGCTGCAGATCGTCTCGCACGACAGCCGGCATATCGCCCTGTGGCTCGCCAAGGTGCCGCGCAAGACCCGGCAGGCGGGCATCGGCCCATTCCAGATCGTGGATGAGGTGGCTGCATGAAGTTCCAGGCATTGGGCCGGCTAAAGGTTGGGGCGCTCAACAAGACCGAGCAGGCATACGCGGCGCATCTTGAGTTGTTGCGTGCGGCCGGCGAAGTCCTGTGGTTCAAGTTTGAGGGCGTGAAGCTGCGCTTGGCAGACAACACGTTTTATACCCCCGACTTTGCAGTGATGGCAGCCGATGGTGTCATCGAAATGCACGAGGTGAAAGGGTTCTGGACAGACGACGCCAGGGTCAAGATCAAGGTGGCCGCCGATCAGTACCCGTTCCGGTTCATGGCCTTCAGGGCTGCGGCTAAGAAGCACGGCGGCAACTGGCAGCGGGAGGAATTCTGATGTCGGCGCTCGAGCACCAGGTGGGCGGCGATCACTACAGCAAGCTCGGCGACTACCAGCCCTGGGAAGTGCTGCGGCGCTGGCTCACGCCTGAGGAGTTTCGCGGCTACATGAAAGGAACCGCAATCGCCTACCTCGCCCGTGAGCGGGACAAGGGCGGCGACACCGACATCGCAAAGGCCCTGCACACGCTGCAGGGATTGGCAGAACTGACAGGGGGCAACAATGGCTGACGTACGCGAACTACTGGCACGACTCAATCCGGCGAACGTTAAGTTCGACACCGGCCGAGGCGGGCTGCCGGAGCTGACCAATCAGGACATCGCCGGCGCGCTGGCGTTCATTCCAGCTGGGCTGGGGCGGGAGGTCTTCATCGCCTGTCACTGGCCGGACGGCGCCAAACTGAGTCGCCGCCGCATCACGGCCATGTTCCAGCACTTGGCGCTGACGGAGTACCGGAAGCGCCTGAACCGGCTGACAGATGCACGCGTGGACCACGGCATCGCTGTGTCGATCCGCCGGTGGGAGGGTGCCGAGACGGCCGAGCAGCGCGCCGAGGTGTACCGCACCCAGGCGCGTCTGGATCTGGCGCGGGATGAGCTGTGGCCGGACAGCTTGCCCGAGATGCTGCCGGCGCTGCTCAAGACGATCATCGAAGAAGTGGCGTGCCCCAGGAATTGCGCGGCCTGCGAGGGGCGGGGCGCCGTGATCGCCGGGGAGCTACTGGTCGAGTGCAAGGACTGCGCCGGCACCGGGCACGCCAAGAACTCAGACGCCTGGAGGGCCAAGAAGCTGGGCAAAGACCCAGCCAATTTCCGGCGGGACTGGCGGCCGTGCTACCAATGGCTGTTTGAGCGGGTTCGCGATGCTGAGGTGGAGGCGGCACAGTCAATGGTCAACGCGGTGCAAAGGAACGCAGCATGAGGTCGTGACATGACCTCAAAAACCATGCGACCTTACGCGCGTCGAGAGTAGCCACTGGCGAACTCTGCGTTCAATGCCCTGCCATTCGGTGGGGCTTTTTCTTTGCCCGCTCCCTAGCCGGACCACCCATCGCATCCAGCCGGATCGCGGCGCGGGCGCCTATTGCCGGAGTTTCCCTTGAGCCAATTCGATAGCCTGATTGGCCGCGTGCTGAGTCACGAGGGCGGCTACGTCAACGATCCGCGCGACCCCGGCGGCGAAACACAATGGGGGATCAGCAAGCGAGCGTATCCAGCGCTGAACATTCGGGCTCTCACTCGAGATCAGGCCATCGAAATTTACCGCCGGGACTACTGGTCGCGCGTGCAGGGCGACAAGCTGCCAGCGGCGGTTGCATTCCAGGTACTGGATGCCGCGGTCAACCACGGAGTTGGTACGGCCATCCGTTGGCTACAGCGCGCTGTCGGTGTGGCTGATGATGGAGTGATCGGGCCGCGAACCCTGGCAGCTGTAGTTGCTGCGCCAGCTGCAGACTTGGTGCTGCTGTTCAACGCCGAGCGCCTGGAGTTCTACGCGAAGCTCAGCACGTTCGACGCCTTCGGCAAAGGCTGGACGCGCCGTGTAGCCGGCAACCTGCGCCTGGCGGCGCTGGACAACTGATGGCTCATCGTCGGGAAGCCATCGCCGGACTGGAGGGCGTCATCCAGATGGTCGAGACGCCGAACGCGCGCCCGACCGTGAAGCTGCTGGAGTCGATCAGCTGCCGTCTTCGGGAAGCAATCGAGCTGCTGCAGGTGCCGGACAGCACACGCAAGCGGGTCGACTTCATCCTACTGGCGATCCAGCAGAGCACCGAGATCCGAACGTACAACCGGAACGGCAATGTGCTGAAGCGTGTGCACATCATCGATCCTGATCTGTACCACTGGAGCATTTCGCAGTTACACGAATTGGCAATCGCGCCGTGACGTTCGCGACCCGTAACGCAGGCGCCGGCCGCATCGGCATCGCCATCCTGATTCTGTTCCTTTACGGCATGGCTATGGCCGCGCTGGTGGGTGTCTCGATCCCGCAGACCAACCGCGACGCGTTCGCCCTGCTTCTGGGCGGCCTGAACACCGCGCTCGGCGGGGTGGTTGGCTATTTCTTCAACATCTCGCGGCGCCAGGCCGGCGGCTAATCCATGGCCGACAAATGGGACCGCGGTCTAACAGAGAAACCAAGCATGCCGATCCAGCTGAAACTCGCAATCGCTGCTGCGGCGCTGGCCCTCAGCTTCTGGGCTGGCTGGGAATGGCGCGACCGATCGGCCGATGTGGCCACCAGTGAACAGAAAGCAGGTGCTGCCCTGGGAGCTCTGGCCGGTGAGCAGGCCGCCCGGGACACCGAACACAAACAGGCCGAGGTGCTGGCCGACATTGGAGCCAAGCATGAAGAAGACCGGCAAGCGGCCCAGGCCGTCCCTGATGCTGTTGTGGCTGACCTGCGCAGTGGTGTGCTCCAGCTGCGCAACGACCTCGCCACCTGCAGCACTGACCTCCTGTCCCGCTCCGTTACCGGCGCCATCGAACGTGATGCGCACGCCCAACTACGAAGCGAGGTTGCGGGCGCTGCTGTTCAAGTCGTCCGAGACGCCGACGACCAGCTCAGCGCCTGCCAAGCCGTGGTGAGAGCAGACCGTGAATGACATTGGCCGTGTCACGCACAACTACGTGTCCGCGCACCAGCGCGACCGTGTGCACCGCGCCAGCCTGTACGCCAACGAGAAGCGCGCGCTCGTGACCGACTTCAACGGCGCGATCCCTAAGGGGCTCAGCATCGTCTCGGCCACCTGGCAGACGGACGACACCAGTCAGTGCGTGATGAGCTTTCCTGTCATCAACGGCCGGCAGGTCCAAGTGCACATCGCCGCCCAGTACACCGGGCATTGCCGCATCCGTGTGGACGCTACGCTGGACAACGGCGAGGTCTACAGCGCTTGGCACGTGATCCGCGTTCAGCCTGCGCCGTACTTCAGCAACCCTGGATGGGTGAATGGCCCGAGTAGGCTCACGGCGGTGGCGGCATGACTGGTGGGCGGCCAAGCAACTACAAGCCGGAGTACTGCGCACTGGTGATCGAGCTGGGCAGGCAAGGCAAGTCTGTCGTCCAAATGGCCTGCGCCATCGATGTTGTCCGCAGCACGCTGTACGAGTGGTGCAAGGATCACCCGGAGTTTTCGGACGCCTTTACACGTGCAAAGCAGCTGAGCCAGGACTGGTGGGAGACACAGGCTCAGTGCGGCCTGACCGCCGACAAGTTCAACGCCCAGCTGTGGTCGCGCTCGATGGCCGCTCGCTTCCCTGAGGACTACCAGGAGCGCAAGGGCGTCGAGCTCACTGGTGCAGGTGGCGGCCCAGTTCAGACCGTGACACGAGTGGAGCGGCGCATTGTTCGTCCTGGATCTTCCGACAGCTGAGGTCTTCGTGCCTCTGCTTGAGCCCGCCCGATATAAGGGCGCTCATGGTGGACGAGGTTCAGGCAAGTCGCACTTCTTCGCAGAGCTGTTGATTGAGGATGCGGTCCGCGAGCCGGGCGAATCTGGTGGGGCTGGTCTGTTGTCTGTGTGCATTCGTCAGGTGCAGAAGTCGCTCAAGCAGTCCAGCAAGCGCCTGATCGAGTCCAAGCTGCGGGAACTGAGCCTTGGCGAGAAGGATGGCTTCAAGGTCTACAACGAGGTGATCAAGACCCCGGGAGATGGCGTGATTGCTTTCCAGGGCATGCAGGACCACACCGCCGAGTCGATCAAGTCGCTTGAAGGCTTCAAGCGCGCATGGTGGGAAGAGGCGCAGGCGGCCACGGCGCACTCGCTCAGCCTCTTGCGGCCAACGATCCGCGCTCCAGGATCCGAGCTATGGTTCAGCTGGAACCCGCGCCGGAAGTCTGATCCGGTGGATCTGATGCTGCGCGGCACAGAGATTCCGACCGGCGCCACGGTGGTGCGGGCCAACTGGCAAGACAACCCCTGGTTCACTGCTGAGCTGGAGCAGGAGCGTCAAGACTGCCTGCGCATGCAGGCGGACCAATACGACCACATCTGGGGTGGCGGGTACGTCACTGCGGTGTCGGGCGCCTACTTCGCGAAGTCGCTGGCTGACGCGAAGGATCAGGGCCGGATAGGGCGGCTTGCTGCTGACCCGCTGATGACCACCCGGGCTTACTGGGACATCGGTGGCACCGGAGCGAAGGCTGACGCCTGTGCCATCTGGATCGTGCAGTTTGTCGGCCGCGAAGTGCGAGTGCTCAACTATTACGAGGCAGTTGGTCAGCCTCTTGCAACACACGTTGAGTGGCTGCGTCGCTCGGGCTATGAGGGCTGCCAGTGTGTTCTGCCGCACGACGGAGCCTCGCACGACAAGGTTTACGCGGTCAGCTACGAAAGCGCACTGAGGGCCGCAGGGTTTGATGTGCGGGTGATCCCCAACATGGGCGCCGGTGCGGCGATGACACGAATCGAATCGGTGCGGCGGCTGTTCCCTGCCATCTGGTTCAACAGCGGGCCGATCGGTGAGATCCGGGACGCAACAGAGGCAGGGCGCGACGCGCTGGGCTGGTATCACGAGAAGCAGGACGAGAAGCGAAGCATCGGCCTTGGCCCCAATCACGATTGGGCCAGCCACGGCTCTGACGCGTTCGGCCTGATGGCAGTCGATTTCGAAACAAACGGCGTCAAGGCACCCGCCAAGGCGATCAAATTCAACAGTGGATGGGCCTAATGCGCGATGACGACTTGACACCGCCGAAGACTGCGGAAGACAAGTACCGTGTGATGCGCCAGAGGTTCGCCGACTGCGAGTCGGCTGAGTCCACGCTGCGCAACCAGGCGATCGACGACTTCCGCTTCATTTGGGTCGCCGGCAGCCAGTGGGACAACAACTTTGGCCGGCTGCGCGGTTCGCGCCCTAAATACGAGTTCAACAAGCTGCGGCAGTCGGTGAAGCAGGTCATCAACGACATGCGCATGAACACGCCGTCTATCAAGATTCGTGCAAGCGAAGATGGCGACGTGAAACTGGCCGAGATTCGGCAGGGCCTGATTCGCAACATCGAGTCCCAGTCGCGCGCCGACGAGGCCTACGACTGGGGCGGCATGTATGCGGTCAGCTGCGGATTCGGCGTGTGGCGCGTCACCACTGAGTACTCCAACGACGACAGCTTTGACCAAGACATCAGGATCAAGCGGATCCACAACCCGTTCTCTGTGCGGTTCGATCCATCGGCAACTGAGCTAGATCGCTCGGACGCACAGTTCGCTTTCGTCGAAGACTCGGTATCACGTGCGGAGTTCCGCCGGCGCTGGCCAAAGGCTGAGATCGTCGCGTTTGATTCGAGCCTGACCGGCGACCGGCGCGACTGGTATCGCGACAAGGAGGTGCGCATTGCCGAGTACTGGCAACGCGTGCCGGTGACCAAGGAGATTCTGCGGCTGTCGGATGGGCGTGTGGTCGATGCGGATGACTTCGACGAAGAGGCCGCAGCGATCCCTCCGCTTGATGAAATGGGCCAGCCGCAAGGTGAGGGCATCACCGTCGAGGATCGTCGGCCGATCGAATCGCACAAGATCACAATGGAGATCGTGAGCGGAGAAGAGACACTTGAAGGTCCGTTCGACTGGCCCGGCCGTTATATCCCGCTCGTGCCGGTGTGGGGCGATATCGTCCACGTTGACGGCAAGGACGAGTGGTATGGCATGGCGCGCATGTCGCGCGACGCCCAGGTGCTCTACAACTTCGAGCGGTCTAATTTCGCCGAGGTGATTGCCAATCAGCCGAAGTCGCCGTATTTGTACACGGCCAAGCAGATCGAAGGGTTTGAACGTGAGTGGCGCGATCTGGCGGTCGATAACGCGCCAGGGCTGCCATACAACCCTGATCCGCTAGCACCGGGGCTTCGGCCTCAGCGCGAGGCGCCGCCACAGCTGTCGCCTGGCTACATGGCTGCGCTACAGCTGTCGTCCGAAGACCTGAAATCCACCACTGGCATCTATGACGCCAGCCTCGGTAGCCGAAGCAACGAGACCAGCGGTAAGGCCATCATGGCCAGGCAGCGCGAAGGCGATGTCGCCAACTTCGACTACCAAGACAACATCAGCCGGGCGATTCTGTACACCGGCATCATCGTCAATGATCTGATCCCACACATCTACGACAGCGAGCGGCAGATCCGCATCCTGGGCGAGGACGGGTCGGAAGAGTTCTTGGCGGTCAACAAGCCAATCTGGGACGAACAGGCGCAAGACTGGGTTACGGTCAACGATCTGCGCCAGGGCAAATACGACGTGTCGATCACCACTGGCCCGAGCTACACCACGCAGCGTATGGAGACGCTAGACGCGATGATGCAGCTTGCCCAGTCCAACGGCCCAGACGGCATGCTGGCGCGCTACGGCGTGCTCAAGGCCATGGACACGCCTGGCATGGACGAGGTTCGCGACGCCTACCGGTCACTGCTGGTGAAGCAGGGCTTGCTGCAGCCGGGTGAGGGCGACCAGCCGCCGGAGCCTCAGCAACCGAACCCGAAAGACCTGACAGACGCCAAGAAGAACGACGCGCAGGCGCAGCTCTACGGCGCGCAGGCGCAAGGGCAGCAGCTGGAGAACATGCAGCTCGAACAACAGTTGCAGGCACAGCAGATGCTCATGGGCATGCCACCACCGGTGCCACCACCACAAGAACAAGCCGCACCAGAACAGCCGCTGCAAGGCGGTTTTTTTATGGGCGGCGATCCGGGGCTAGACCCCACCGCACCGGCCGGCCAGCCGGGCTACCCGATCTGAGATCGCTATGAACGAACGACTGCAGGCGGCCATCGCGGCCGTGGAAGCCTCCAACCCCACACCGCAGGCCGATGCGTCGGCTGCACCAGTAGTGGAAACCGCACAACCTGCTGATGAGCAGGGCAACCCCGCCGCAACCGTTGAGGATGATCAGCAGATCGCCGACACGGATGATTCCGGAGAGCCGGCAGCTTCGGACGGGAATGATGCTCCCGCACAACGCCAGAACAAGGGCGTTGGTAAGCGCATCAACGAGATAACGCGAGAGAAGTACGAGGCACTTCGTAGGGCAGAAGCCGCCGAGCGACGCGTGCAGGAGCTGGAGCAACAGCGCCAGCCGCAAGCCGCCGGCAAAGACCCTGCGCAGTCGGACAGCAGGCCCACGCTGGACCAGTTCAATTACGACCAGGACGCATATCTGGAGGCCCTCACTGATTGGCGGGTCAACCAGCGGCTGAGTGAGCGTGATTCGCAGCAGCAGGTCCAGCAGAAGCAGCACCAGGAGCAGGAACGGCAGCGTGAATTCCAGGGGCGCCTGGCTTCGTTTGAAGCCGAGAACCCTGGGAAATGGGAGGCGGCCACCAAGGCGCCGATCAATTTCACTGAGCCGATGCTGGAGGTGATCGCCTCCAGTGAGGTTGGCCCGCGAATCGCGGTCTACCTCGCCGAGAACCTGGACCGTGCCGACGAAATTTCGCGCATGACGCCGTATGCCCAAGCCGCAGCGCTTGGCCGCATTGAGGCTTCGATGAGCGCGCCCAAGCCCGCACAGATTCCGCCTCCGCCCAAAACCGTCACGAAAGCACCTGCACCGCCTCCGACCGTTGGTGGTGGCTCCGTCGTGCGCAAAGACCTTGCGTCGATGGATGTCGCCGATCACCTGGAAGCGGTTCGGGCCAAACGAAACCGATAACCGGAGATTCACCAAATGGCTGGCAACCAGCTACTCACCAGCAACATCATCGTCAAGCGCGGCCTGGCCGTTCTGACCGAAAAGCTCCAAGTACTGAAGATGGTCAACCGTCAGTACGACACCCCGTTCGGCTACAAGGGTGGCGCCAAGGTTGGCGACCAGGTGTCTGTGCGCGTCCCGCAGCGTGGCGTGGTCCGCAAGGGCCGCATCATGGATATCCAGCCGCAGATCGACAAGACGATCCCGGTGAAGGTCGATCAGTACTACGGCATGGACACCGGCGCAACTTCGGCGGAAATGGCGCTTCAGATCGATGACTTCCAGGAGCAGTTCATCGATCCGAAGATTGGCGACCTGCTTGCGAACGTCGAAGCCGACTTCATCAACAAGGTCACCCCGCTGGTGCCGGGCGCCGTCGGCGACTACGGCGCGTTTGATGACGCACGCACCGCGCTGGCCGCCAAGGCTTACCTCGACAGCCAGCTGGCGCCGTCCAGCGATCGCAACCTGCTGATCAACACCTACTCCCAGATCGACATCGTTGACAGCTTGAAGGGGCTGTACAACGCACAGGAGAAGGTTGGCCGGCAGTACCGTGAAGGCGAGATGGCAAGCAACACGCTGGGTTTCGACTGGTACTCGTCCAACCTGACCGCCACCACCACGCGCGGCACCGGCTCCGGCTACTTGGTCAACGGTGCCGGCCAGTCGGGCAGCACTCTGGTTGTGGACACCGGTACGGGCACCATCAACCCGGGCGACACCTTCACCATCGCCGGCGTGTTCGACGTGCACCCGCAGACCAAGAAGACGCTGGCCGGACAGCTGAAGAAGTTCACCGTCACGCTGGCGGCGGCATCCGGCGCGACCGCCCTGCAGATCACCCCGGAGATCGTGGTGACCGGCTCGGAGCAGAACGTGTCCAATGCGCCGGCGGACAATGCGGCGCTGACCATTGGCGGCACCGCGGGCACCAACTACGTGCAGAACTTGGCCTTCTCGAAGGATGCGTTCTACTTCGTGACTGCAGATCTGCCGACGCCGCCGGCGAACCACGGTGTTGACTCGGCGCAGGCCACGCATCAGGGCATCACCCTGCGCTTCACCCAGGGCTTCGACATCGTGAACGACATGTTCCTGTCGCGCTTCGACCTGGTGTGGGGCGGCGGCATCTTGCGCCCCGAACTGGCCGTTCGCATCCCTGCAACCACCACTGGTATCTAAGGAGAACCGAAATGGCGCAACTCGCAGTTGAAACCCAGAACAGCTTGTACTCGGCGTCGCCGGGCACCGCTGACGGCACCGTTGTGTTCAAAGACAGCTCGGAAAAGGGCGGATTCTTCGGCGCCACGCCTATCGCCCAGCCCACCATCACCGCCGCCAATTCGGCCGCCGGCACCGCAGGTGCCGTGCTGGTCGCGTTGGGCCTGGCCCGTCAGATCCCGTAAGGAGGGGCCATGGCTACCGAAAAAAAGCACGCGTTGTATCTGAAGCACCCGGACGAAGACCGCATTGAACTGGTGCATGCCGATGATGTCGAAGACCGAAAGGCCGAGGGCTGGAAAGAGCCCGAGGGCATGAAGGCCAACGGCGAGGAATGGAACCGCGAGGATGACTTGCCGGGCCAGGACATCGCTGCCGACATCGCAAAGCAAACTGCCGAAGCTGACGCCAAGCGCGCCGAGCAGAAGCAGAAGGAGGCCGATGCCGAGAAGGCAAAGGCCGAAGCAGCGGCGAAGAAAGCCGAAGTGGCGCCGGCGAAGAAGTAATCCAGCAGTTCGTCAGTGAACAGGGGCGCCACTTTGGCGCCCCTTCTTTTTGAGTATCCACATGACCACAGTTGCCCAAATCGTTGCGCGATCGCTTCGATTGCTCCGCGTCGTGGATTCGAACGAGGCCCCTGAGGCCGAAGATTTCGAGACGGCGCGCATTGCCCTAAATGGCATGATGCGGCGCTGGGAAGCAAACGGGCTGGCACTTGGTTGGCAGTCGGTGGAGACGCCAGCAGAGACATTGCCGGCGCCGCCTGAGGCCGAGCAGGCGATTGCGTACAACCTCGCGCTGATGCTGCGCCCAGAGTACGGCGCAAACCTTGAGCCTGATGTAGTTCAGACGGCCAATGACGGTCTAGCCGAGCTGCGCCGCGACATGTTGGTGGCCAATCCGCTAGTCCTGCGTCAGCGCTTGCCGGGCTGCGGCCGCTACAACATCTATACCGACGAGTGCGAAGGCTGATGGAACTCCGCCCAATCGACCTGCTTGGCGGGTTCTACGCCGACGACAGCAAGCCGTGGTCGGTGCAGGACACGGTTAACTGGCTGCCTGAGGTCGCTGAGGTTCGCGGCACGCGCACCGAGTACAAGCTGGCATCGCCGCCGGGGCTGCGCGAGTACATGCGCCTGGGCGATCGGCCGACTCGCGGCCTACGCAACGTTGAGGGCACGCTGTTTGCGGTCTGCGGCAACGACCTGCACCAGATCAGCACGAAGGCAACCAGCACGGTGCGCGGGCAGGTCCCTGGCGTTGGCCGCGTGCAGATGGCGCACAACCAGATCACCGGGGGAAATGAGCTGCTGATCGTCAACGGTCAGAGCACTGGTTACGTCTGGAACACGGCAAAGAGCACGTATCTGCGCATTACGGATGACGGCTACCCTGGCGCGCGTGCGGCGGACTACTCGGACAGCTATCTGCTGCAGGTTGAGCCCTTCGGCCGTTTCTGGTTTCACAGCCAGCTGGCGAACGCTCTCGACTACAACACGCTTGATCGCTACGAATCCGAGGCCTCGCCCGACAAGATCGTGACTCTGATCGTTAGCCAATTCGAAGTCATCGTTTTTAACGAGACGACCACCGAGTTCTTCTACAACGCTGGCGGAAATACCGGAACTTTCCAGAATAAGCGGGTGCTGATTGACCGCGGTTGCGCGAGTGGTGACACGGTACAGAAGCTGGACAACAGCGTCTTCTGGCTCGGCAACGACGGCGTTGTGTATCGCCTCAACGGCTACCAGGCCGTGCCAATTTCCACCGGCCCAGTTCAGTCCGCGATCCGCGGCAACAACTGGAAGCAGGCGTTTTCCTTCACCTGGGAAGACGGCAAGCACAAGGTCTACTACCTGACCTTCCCAGACGGGAAGACATGGGGCTATGACGTAGTGACAGGCGTGTGGCACCGCCGCCAGTCATTCGGTCTTGATCGCTGGAGGCTCAACCACGTCGTCCGTTGGAATGGTATGTGGATCGGAAGTGATTTCCAGGATGGGCGCTTGTGGGTGCTTGATTGGGATTACCCTTTTGAAGGTACGCAACCGTTGGTGCGCACTCGCGTTTCTGGCGTGAGCCATGCGAACCAGTCGCGTCTCGTTGCTAATTACCTTGAGCTCGTCCTGAATCCTGGTGTCTCGAAGATCCCGGCAGTGCAGGGTGATCGCGCCACGTATATGAGTTCGCACCCATATCCGCAGCTGGTCGGCGAGAGCGCGATGGTCGCAGTTTCACCTACTGCCGGGCAGCTTCGCGATCTGGTGATGCGCGGATTCGCAAGTGATGGGACGCTTGTGGGCATGACGCCAACGGGCGGCCGGCTCAACGATGCATTCGTCAAGACGTGGGCGAACGACCGTGTGGCCACGCAGCTCACGCCAACGGGCGGCCAGCTTAGAAACGCTTTCCAGCAGGCTTTGTCTCAACCGAACAGAGCGATGGCAACTCTCAGTCCCACAGGCGGGAATCTGCGCAACGCGCTTATCACCGCGCAAACACAACCTTCAAGAGCAATCGTGGCGATGGCGCCAACCGGGGGATCCCTTGCATAACCAAATGAACGTAGGCGTCAGCGGCAAATACAAGCTGCTGGTGCGCAACGCAGACCTGTCCGTCAAGCAGGAAACGGACTGGTTCGACAACATCGTGACCGCAGTTGGTCTCAACGCGCTACTCTCCGGGACTACGCCAACCGAGCAGCAGCTGAGTGGTGTCGCCGGTGCTGGCAATACCACGCCCAGTCTTTCGGATACCGCCTTGGCAAGCTACCTCGGGCCGTGCGGTTCGGTTCAGTCGGTCACTATCTCGCGCAATACTACAAATGCGCCGTATTCGGTCACCAAGACCATCACTTTGCGATCAGCACAGGGCGGCGTGGTTGGAAACGTGGCGGAAGTGGGGGTTGCCCTTGGCACCGGCGCCGGCTCATCCAGTCCGCTTATCAGCCGATCGCTTGTAGTTGACTCGATGGGTGCTCAAACCACCGTGCCAGTACAGGCCAGCGAATATCTGGACATGGTGTGGTCTTTCACCATCTACATGGGGCAGGCAACCGGATCGTTCAACATGACCATCGATGGAGTGGTAACAGCGTTCAACTACACCATACTGCCGGCCAACATGACTTCTGCATCGGCTAATGGCGGGTGGCTGCAGAACGATGACTTCCCGCTTCGGATGTTCGCCAACGTTTTCCCATATGCCTCAGCGGGAGCTACTTCTGCGTTCAATTCTTCCGCTCTTGGAGCTGTGACATCTCAGCCGACTGGCACGCAATCCACGGGATCGCCAACGCTTACTGCAGGTGCTTACACGCCTGGTAGCTATGCGCGGTCCCACACTTTGAAATTTGCACTCAACGATGCAAATTTCAACATCGGCGCGTTTTTGTTTGGCCTCAATGCTTGCGCTGCACAGATGAGCATCACCCCATCTGTCGCAAAGACCAACACTAAAGAGTTTTCGATCACCTTCAACATTTCGGTCGCGAACTACACGCCATGATGCCCGAGGACGAACTGAGCACCGATACCAGTCGGCAGCAGTGGGTCTACCGCATGCGTGATGTCGGTGACACCAGCACTGATTTTGAGCGCGGCGGTGTGGCGCGCAACGATGCATCGCAAGGCCTGGATGTCGCCACATGGGAGGTCACTCTCGATCAGGGCGCAGTGCTACTGAGCAAAGAGGGTGGCGCGCCGGTCAAGCTGTTTGAGCGCGGTGGAATCGACAACATCGGATTGGCGTTTGACCAGAACATGCGCCCGGTAGTCAGCTTTGCCGAGGGCGACATGGTAGTGATCTGGTGGTTCGATCCTGTGCAGGGTGCCCAGGTCTTCACAGAGCTTGCGCAGGGCCAGAGTCCGCGCATTACTCTGGACGACCACCGGCTGCAGCTAGTGGGAAGTTCCGACGTAATCCTGGCCTACCAGCGCGATCAGGTGCTGTATTACCGGCAGCAGCGAGACCGCTTTGCGATTGAGCGCCAAATCGCCACCGGCGTCACGGATGTACTTGACGCGATCGGCATGTCTACGGCTTGGCGCCTTCAGTACCGCTTTCGACCGCTCACCAGTGATGTTCTCCTGGCAGACCATAAGATCAGCCTCGAGTACTCCGACGACGGCGGCTACAACTGGTCGAACAAGCGCGAGCGCTCGCTGGGCGCTGAAGGCGAGTACTTCCAGCGCGTTCGCTTCAATCGCCTTGGGTCGTTTCGCCAGCGCGTTGTGCGCATCAGCACCAGCTCGCCCGCAGACACCGACCTGATGGGCGCCGTCGCTTACATCGAGCCCACGGGGGGCTAATCATGGAATTGGACGAAATGCTGCCCGCTCTCACGGAGCCTGGGCAGGCGGTCGCGTGCCTGAGTGGCCGGCAGCCAACCATGGACGAGTTGCACCAGCTTGAGGGCGCGATTCGCCAGCTGCCCGAGCAGGAATGCCCGGTTGAGCACCACTTTGCAGACGGCGTGTATGGCCGTGCGATGCATGTACCGGCCGGCACGGTCCTCACCGGCAAGGTGCATCGCTTCTCGACGCTCAATGTGCTGGTGCAGGGCGAAATCACAGTCACCACGCCACACGGGATGCAGCGCCTCAAGGCCCCCGCGATCTTCACTTCCGAGCCCGGCTGCAAGAAAGCCGGGTTTGCACACACCGATGTGGTGTGGCTGAACGTTCATCCCACAAAGCTCCGCGACATTGCGTCGATCGAAGCGAAATTCATCCTGCCGGAAGCACCGGCACTTATCGAAGGAGAGGCGCCATGAGCTGGGGCGCATTCGCAGGTGCAGCGGTCAGTGTCGTTGGCGGCGTGATCGCCAACAACAAGAACAAGAAAGCGAACGGACAGGCGCAGAGTGCGGCGGATGCCAACTACTACGCCAACACGCAAAACATGCAGCCTTACCTAAACGCAGGTACGGGTGCAGTTAACCAGCTTGCGCAACTGAACTCGGGCAACTACTCCAGCTTTCAGGAGTCGCCTGACTACCAGTTCACCTTGCAGCAGGGTCTGCAGGGCCTGGATCGCAGTGCGGCGGCACGCGGTTCGCTGTACTCCGGCGGGCAGCAGGCTGACGTGTTGAAGTATGGGCAAGGGTTGGCATCCCAGGAGTACAACAACTACTACAACAAGCTGGCCAGCCTTGCAGGCATGGGGCAAAGCGCCGCGAGTGCACTGGCCGGCGTCGGAAACACCTACGCAAACGCGACCGCCAACAATGCCTACCAAAGCGCGGCCAACAGCAACGCACTCACTGGGTTGTTGACTGGTGTCGGCTCCAACCTCGCTTCCAACATCAACTACGGCGGCGGCCGGCAGAGCAGCTACACCGGCAATGGCACCGGTGCTGGCAGCATCAATGCCTTTGGCAACAACCTGGACACCTTCAAGGGGCGCACTGGATACTATGGCTAACGCACTGTCCGACTTCCTTGGCGGCTTCCAGGCCGGCGACGAGATCACCAGCCGCCAGCGCGAGCAGCGCCAGACCAACCAGCTTGCGCGCCTTGCGCCGCAGGTCGTGACCGGTGACCCGCAGGCGTACGCGCAGGCCGCTGCCATTAATCCGCAGGCCGCGCAGCAGTACCAGCAAAGCGGTGATCAGATCGCTATCAAGGCGCGAGGCGCGGCGAAGTACCTGCAGACCGCCCTGCAATCCGGCAACCAGCAGCAGATCATGGCGGCTCGGCAAACGATCAAGCCATTCATGGACACCCTGAAGCCGGGTAGCTCCTATCCGCTCGACATGGACCCCACACAGGAGGCCGCCGGCCTGCAGGGATTCCTTGCGCAGACCAGCTACCTCGACCCCGAGGTGAAGAATGGTGCGCCCACAGGCTTCCGCGAGTTCCAGATGAAGGCGGCAGCCGCCGGCCTGCAGCCCGGCACGCCTGAGTACCAGAACGCAGCCAAGATCGCGCTGGGGCAGCAGGGGCGCGCCTCGTCGTCCGGCTTCACGCAGGTCAAGTTCACCGGCCCCGATGGCCGCGAGCGCATTGGCGTCATGAATGGCCGAACGGGCCAGATCGATCTGCCGGACGGCACCAGCTTCAACCCGCAGACGGGCGCGATGGCGGTGACCCAGGGTGGTTCAGGCATGGTGCTGCCGCAGGGCGGCGGGCAGCAGGTCGTGGAGCAGGACGCGGCCCTGGCGAACCAGATGATCGCCGCGGGCATTCCATCTGATCAGGTCGATCGCTTCCTGCAGTCGCGTGCCGCGCAATTCAGCGGCGGCGCAGCGCAGCCCGTGTCGAACGCACCCAATACTTTCGTCGGCCGGGCTCCAGAAGAACAGGCGGCGGCGACCGCGGCGGCACAACGGGCAGTGGAGCTTGGAACTCTGGCGCCCGAATTGCAGATGCGCACTCAGGATGCCGTACAGCGCGCCGGTGCGACCACGGCGGTCGAGGCCGGTGCCAAGCGCCAGGCAGAGCAGCAGGGTCAGCGCGAGGAGCGCACGCGTGATGCGCGCGACACGCTTTCGCTGCTGGCGCGAGCCGAGCAGATCCTGCCCGGCGCTACCGGTAGTCGCGGCGGCCAGCTGGTTGATGCCGCTGCAGGTCTGATCGGGACCTCCACACCTGGCGCACAGGCAACCGCACAGCTGCAGACGATCGCAGGGCAGCTCACGTCGAAGATGCCGCGCATGCAGGGGCCGCAGTCTGACCGAGACGTGCAGCTGTACCAGCAGATGGCCGGCGACCTGGCGAACCCCAGCATCCCGACTGAAACACGCCTTGCCGCGCTGCGCACGATTCGCGCCCTGAATCAGAAATATGCCAACCAGCCTGCGGCATCGCAGGCGCGGGGCGCAGCTCCGGCGGCATCCACCAGTTCCTACAGCGACCTCTGGAAATAACTCATGGCGAAGAAGTGGGTAGAGGTTGCATCCAGCCCGGCCTATCAGGCGCTGGCGCCGGAGCAGCAGGAGGCCGCCCGAAGCCAGTACTGGAACGAGGTCATCGCGCCACAGGTGCCTGAGCAGGAGCGTGACACAGTACGGCAGCAGTTCGACGCCGACACCAGTCCGACCGTGAACTGGCAGGGCGGCGCGTCGATGGAGATTGCCATCACGGGTGGGCAGCTTGAGCCGGAGAAGGCGTCAGACCCCACCGAAGGCATGAGCACGCTCCAGAAGATGGCAGCGGGCGCAGGCAAGTCGGTGGTCGACACGTACCGCGGTGCCAAGCAGTTCGCCACCCAGGGGCTGCTGGGCCAGGCCGCCGCAGGTTCCACGCTCGCGCGCAAAGCTGGCTTGAACCAGTTGGCCGACCTGGTGGATACCAGCGCCGGCCGCAACCTACTGGCAAGCCTCACCGGTCAGCAGGCAGCCATCAACGAGTCCAAGCGTCTCGATGCGCCGCTGATGGACACTAAGGCGGGCATCGCCGGCAACGCGCTGGGCTATCTCGGCCAGCTGGCGGCCGGCGGCATCGCGCTGCGCGGCACGTCCTTGGTTGGCGCCGCACTGCCGCGCACCGTGGCTGGTAATGCGCTGCAGGGCGCGGGCCTGGGCGCGCTGCAGCCCGTGGCCACCAGCGAGAACCGTCTGGCGAATATCGCAGTTGGTACAGCTGGTGGTGCCGGTGGCGCACTGGCCGGCAAGGCCATCGGATCTGGCGTCAATGCGCTGGCCCGGCTTTTGCGCCCGGCAACGCTCAACGGCGCTGACCGCGCTGCTGGGCAGATCATTCAGCGCGAGGCCGCGCGGCCCGCCGATCTGGCGACGCCTCAGCCTTCGGCTGTACCTGGCGTGCGCCGCACACTCGCCGAGGAGACTCTGGACCCAGGCTTGGCCGGCTTGGAACGCAACGCTCGCCGCGGCGGCGCGCGCGCACTCTTCGATGACGTGGACCGTCAGAACAATGCAGCCAGAGCACAGGCAGTGCGGCAATTTGCCGGTGACGATGCCGCGATGCAGGCTGCCGAGGCTTCGCGCAATTCGGTCACCAGCAGTATGCGCAATACGGCAATGCAGTCCGGCCCCGTCGATTCGGCACCTGCGCTCATGGCGATTGATGACCTGATCGCCCAGCAGCAGGGGCGACCGGCCGTGCAGGCTGGCCTGCAGCAGGTGCGCTCTTTGCTTGAGCGCGAGGCTGCGCCCGGTGCCTTCGTGCCCGAAGACCGAATCGCCGTGCTGGACAACGCCCGCAAGACCATTGGCGACATGCTGGACGGCAAATACGGCGGCGACAACGCGGCGGCCTTGGCCGGCTCGCGGGAACTGATCCAGGCGCGCCAGGCGCTCGATGCTGTGATGGGCCCGGAATACAACGCCTATCTCGGCAGCTACCGTGCCATGTCGGCGCCAATCAACCGCATGGAGCTGGGACAGTCGTTGCTGGAATCCCGCACTGGCAGCGCAATCCTGGACCCCGTGACCGGGGAGCAGGTGTTCACGCCGGCAGCGTTCTCGCGAGCGGCACGCGATCTGGACAGCGTTGCGCAGCGAGCTACTGGCTTCAACAAGGCGCGCGCCGCCGATATCCTCGAACCCGAGGACCTGCAGACGATCGCCAACATCCAGCGCGACCTGGAGCGCCGCGCGTTCACTGCTACTGCTGGCAGTCCAGGCGGTTCGCAAACAGCTGAGGCTGGCATGCTGGAAGGGCGTTTGCAGTCTGGTCTGTCCAGCTACGCTGCGCGCCTGCCATGGGTGGGTGGATTTGTGGAGCGAGCGCAGGAGCTGGGCGCGCAGCGCGTGCAGGACCGGTTGGGCTACTTGCTGGCCAACCCAGAAGAGGCGCGGCGCGTGCTCGCCTCGCTCAGTCCTGCGCAGCGCACGGCCGTACAACAGGCGTTGGCGGATATGGCGCGGTTCTTCCCTGGCTCAGCGGCGGGCGCCGGCGCCGGCGGGACAGCTCCAAATGCTGGCGCTCCGCCGCAACTGGCGCCGCGCGCCGGGCAACTCAGCGCTGCAGGCGCTCTGCAGCTTTACGACGCACAGTAGGGCGCTGCCACTCGGCGGTGGCCCACGGGCCATTGTCCTGCCCGAAGTAGGACCGGAACAGGATCTTTTTCAGCCGGCCATCCGGCAGCTTGTTCCACAGCATGAAGATGCAGAAATAGATCGCCGGCAGCGCCAGGGCGCTTATCACGGCGACCAAGAAATAGACCCAGAAATCGCTCATCAATGCCGCACCGGTTTGATTGATCGGCGGATCGTACCACCACCACAGGAGCTTCCATGCCTCCCAAGCCACTGCCGCCCCTCGCCGACTTGGCCGAGGTGATCTCCTACGACCCCGATACGGGCGTCTTCACAAATCGGGTAACCCGCAATAACTGCGCGAAGGCTGGCGCCGTGACCGGATGCCGCAACCAGCACACCGGATATGTGGTGATCCGCTTCCGCAGGCAGCTCTATCTGGCGCACCGGCTGTCATGGCTATTTGTGCATGGCGTTGACCCTGGCGAGCTTGACGTAGACCACATCAACGGCAACCAAGGCGATAACCGGATAAGCAACCTCCGCTTGGCGACACGCCGGCAGAACCTGCTGAACAGCAAGCGCGCTGTTACCAACACTACCGGCTTTAAGGGGGTCGTTAGGCGGAAGTGCGGGAAGTTCATGGGGTGTATTAGAACCGAGTGCGGTTTTCGGTACACAAAGAGCTTTGACACTGCCGAAGAAGCAGCGGTTGCTTACCGCGCCATTTCTAAACAAGTCGCCGGCGAGTTCGCGCGGGCAAACTGAGGAAACACCATGACAAGGTTCTACAATCCCGCGCCGGTCTTCGCCGATCTGCTCGGCCTTGAGCCGCTGGCTGGCGGCAGCCTGCAGTTCTACGACAAGGGCACGACCACGCCCAAGGGCACCTGGTCCGACTCGGATCTGACGGTCGCCAACCAGAACCCGGTGCCGCTGGATTCGTCGGGACGTGCGAACACCAACATCTGGCTGGATGGCGCCTATACCGTGGTGCTGCGGGCGGCAGATGGCACGTCGGTCTGGACGCGAGACGTAGATGATGGCGCCGCTGGCGGGGCGACGATCCCGACTCTGCAGAACGGCCAGTTCCTAACCAACGACGGTAGCAATGTGCTGTGGTCTCCTGTGCTACAGGTGCCAGACCCCACGGGTTCCTCTGGAAAGAGCCTCGGCACTGACGGCGCCAACCTGATCTGGGAAGCCAAGCCGGATATCCCTGATCTTCCAGTCGAGAACTTCAGCGGCGCAGTTAAGATCGGCACGGCCATGATCCAGTGGGGTACGTCTAGCTTGGCCGCCAGCGGGCAGACGGTTGCAAGTGGCAGCGTCACTTTCAACCGTGCATTTGCGTCTGCTCCTGTCGTGACAGCACAGTCCAATACTGGCGCCGCTACTGCGGAAGGGCAAATCCCTGTTTTCGCGACTACCTCCACCAGCGCCACGGGATTCAGCGTACAAGTGCATACCGACGATTTCGGGCGTAACGGTGCGCGTATCACAAGCGCGGTGCCGTATTCGTGGATAGCGGTAGGCGCCGTCGCCTGATGGTCGCCATTCCCAAGCCGCAAGCGCCGATCGCAGACCGAGCCGGCCTGCCGACGCGCGAGTGGTACACGTATCTGTTGGATTTGGCCAACAGCGTCGGGATGACACCGGCTCAGCGCAATCAGTTGGAGCAGTTGATTGCACGAGTTGTCGCACTGGAGGGATCGGGGGGCGTCGGCGGCAGCGTGTCCGTGCAAGGCCTAGGGTCGGTCATCGTCAACGGCGTCGATATCGTCCAGATCTACCTGGACGGCGACAACGACGCGCCGGGCGCCAGCTGGTACTACGGCACTGGCCCGGACGGTGTGAAAGGTTGGTATGCGATCGCCGATGCGCTGGCGGTCACTACCGACCTGACCAAGGCTGTGGATACCGACACCGGTGTGGCCACCTTTGGGCTTGCAGACCTTGCCGATACCGGCGTCGCTGCTGGCATCGTGCTGCGCAAGTTCACGCGTGACACCAAGGGCAGGCTTTCCGGGACTGCAGCGGCTACCACTTCGGATCTGCCGGAAGGCACGAGCCTCTATTTCACTAATGGTAGAGCCGATGCCCGCGCAGACGGCCGCATCGCAGCACAGAAAGGGCAGCCTAACGGCCTCGCCTCGCTCGGCGCTGATGGCAAGGTCGTGGTAGCGCAGCTGCCGGCGATCGCGATCACTGAGACGTTTGTGGTGGGGAGCCAGGCCGCGCAGCTGGCGCTGACCGCGCAGGAAGGAGATGTCGCGGTCCGCACAGACCTTTCGAAGAGCTACATCAAGAACAGCGGCACTGCCGGCACCATGGCCGACTGGACAGAATTGCTTTCGCCCAGCGGCGGCTCGGTGCTTAGTGTCAACGCCCGCACCGGCGCTGTGGCCGTGCCTGACTTCGTTTCTAAGGCGACCGCGCCGACAGCTACCGACTACGGCCGCGCGCTCATCAACGGCGACCGGTGGCGCAACACCAACAACGGCGTGCTCTACACCCAGCAGGACGGCGCATGGCTTTACGACAACGCGGCGTCGCTATCGCGGTACGTGCCAGCCTATGTTCGCAATGGCGCCTCATCGCCAATTCCCCTCAACGCCGACGGCAGCGTGCCGGCATACCTGCGCAACGGCACCGCGACCAGCTTTCCACTACAGGCCTGACCCATGCCCCTCATCGAGCCTTTGAAATTCCGCAAGAGCGGCAGTACGGTCGTTGCGCCTGCGGAGATGGAGCCGGGCGACCAGATCCCGGGCGCGTACATCTCGGATGTCGCCGGATCGAACCTGCTGATCAATGGAGATATGCGCATCAATCAGCGCCTGTTCGCTGGCGGCTCTTTGGCGGCCGGTGCATTCGGCTATGACCGCTGGTTCGCCGACACAGGGGGCTGCAATGTGAGCGTCAGCACCGCTGGCGTCATCAGCCACGTCAGCGGCACATTGTGCCAAGCGATTGAGGCGCCTCGCGGTGCATTCGGAGTCACCGTAACCGTTCGCGTCGACGACCTCAGTGGCGGAAACCTGACTGGTAGCGTCGGCGGTGTCGCCTTCACAATTACCCCTGGCACCGGTGCACGCTATGCCAGCGTACTTGCTCCAGCCAGCAGTGCAAGCGGGAACCTACTCGTAAAGCTCACGGGCACTGGCCTCACGTACCGAAATGTTGGCGTAGTACGCGGCGCAGACATGTCGGGTAGTGAACAGCGGAATCAGGCTGTCGAGCAGCTTCTCGCTTCGCGGTATTTCTTCCGCGGACTCCCCTGGCCGGAAGGTTTGAATTTCTGTCCGTATGCAGCCAATGCGTATTTCTCGTGGCCGATAATATTCGCTGTCCCTATGAGAGCTGTTCCCGCCGCTTCGTTTTCACTTTCCGGATATACGGCCGGAGGCATCAATACCGGAGTTGGCACCGGAGGCATTGACCTGATGGTCAATAGGAACGGGGCGCGAATCTTGGTCCAGTCGAGCGGTGCGACGACGAACGCTTTTTTCACGTTCGGTTCGAGCTACTTCACTTTCGATGCGGAGATCACGTCTTGAGCTATCGTCTAATTAGTAATGGATGCGCACAGCGCGTCAGCGACGGAATGATTATTCCGCCCGATCACAGATTCTGGGCTGAGGTGCAGGCTTATCTAGACTCAGGCGGAAAATGGGAGCGTGCGCCGGCACCAACGATCGAACAACGCAACAACGCTATACGCGATGCTGCATGGCAGTGGATGTCGACAGTTCCCAAGGCCAGGGGGTACGACAGCATCGAATCCTGCTGCAGCTATGCCCAGAGCAGCGTCGCGCGTTACAAGGCTGAGGCGCTGGCGATGATTGCGTGGCGCGATGCGGTGAATCAGCGCTTGGAGGCTCTTGCCCTGGCGCCGCCAGCTGGGGTGACGACGTGGGAACAGGTGAAACCATTGCTGCCCCAACCTGAAGCGTTCGCTTGGCCTGCGGCGGTGTCGCTGCCGCTGGATCAGATTCCACCGATCAAGCTGGGGGTCTGAGTATGGCGTTCCCAGCAAATCCATCTACCGGACAGGTATGGACTGAGTTCGGCAAGACATGGGTGTACGACGGCAGCGGCTGGGGAGCAGTCGTAACGCCGCTGCCCGGTGGGTCAATCTTGCCGGTGCGCACCGTCTCCCAGCTCACGGACGCTGCAGCCGACATCAACCGCCAGTTTCGCTGCATTGACGCGCCTGGCGGCGAGGCGATCATCTACAGCGACGGCACAACCTACCTGCGCCAATCCGATCAAAGCCCGGTGGTGACCTGATGCCAGACCTGACCCGAATTACGGAGATTGTCGGCTGCCAGCTGGTGGCCGGGCCGAACAACTCTGTGCGACTGACCGAGGGCTACTTCTACAGCAAGTCCGGACGGCGCATGCGCAGCGATGGCGATGCCGCGGCCACGGTGTCTAGCAGCGCCGCAGTCGGCTGGCTGCATGCCTACGGCGTCGAGTCTTCGAACAACGTGGCCGGCCTTCTGCTGTCGCCGGATGCGCCAGTGGCCTACCGCGGTACGGCGCGTAGCAAGGGCGCTGGCGCAACAGCTGCGAACGACAGCGCCCGCTATCTCGGTTCCGGTCGGGTCGAGGCGGTCGGCAGGCTCCGTGCCGGCCGGCATGCGCAGGCACTGTCAAAGGGCAACCTCATCCAGCTGGACGTCGGCAGCAGTGGGTTCATCCAGCCGCCGCTGCTCGGAAGCTTGGGCGTGACGGTGCTGCAAGCCCCGCCGCAGACCACGTACCCGCTCAGCAGCTTCATCCCGCCCACGGCCACTCACGTTGACCTGCAGATCAGCAACCTGTCGCCGCTGACGACCTACATCGGCCGGCCGGGCATGATCACGCAGGCCAATCCGCTGCTGTCCGCTGCAAACCGCTACTGCGCCATCCTGCCGAACAACAACCTGCGATTCATCATGCCGCTGGATGCGGACCTGAGCATTGTCGTGCTGGCTTCGACCACGGGCCTGCTGGGTAACGTCGTCAGCCTGGCCGTGGGCAACGTGCAGATCGAGGTCATGGGCTACCTGTTCGACCGGTAGGACTTTCCTGACGCAAGGCCGCGGCACTGCGGTGCAGGGTGAGCGCCGGGACCGCTCCGCAAAACAAAGGTGTGAGCCTGGAAACCCGGCAATTTCCTTCCGCACGTGATCCTATTTGCGGAGCGGAAAATGTACTTAGTCGCCCCTGAAAAACCCCCAGACCACATCCATTGCAAGGCTTCATCTGCGTTATCGGTGTGCTGGAATTGCCAGTTTTCGTTACGCTACGTCCTGGTTTCTGGCAGTTTTCGCCCATGCGTACACGCCGTCCTGCCGCCGAGCAGTTGCCTGCCGATGAGCTGTTTCGTTCGCGTCTGGAGAACCAGATCGACTTGCGCCATCCACTGGTCCAGCTGATTCATCGGCTGCCGTGGAGTGCGTTGGAGCAGGCGCTGTCGCCGCGGTTGCCGGCTACCCCCGGCACAGGCGGTCGGCCCGCACTGCCGGTGCGCCTGATCGCCGGCTTGCTCTACCTCAAGCACGCCTACGGCCTGTCCGATGAAGCGGTGTGCGAGCGCTGGCTGGAAAATCCTTATTGGCAGTTCTTCACCGGTGAGGTGGTGTTCCAGACCTGCTTGCCGTGCGATCCCAGCTCCCTGACACGTTGGCGACAGCGCCTGGGCGAAGCCGGGATGGAAGAGCTGTTGGCGCACACCATCAACACCGCTCATGTGATGAAGGCAGTGGATGCGCGCGAGTTGTCGCGGGTGATCGTGGACACCACCGTGCAGGAAAAAGCAATCGCCCATCCCACCGACAGCGGTTTGCTGGAGGTGGCGCGCAAGAAGCTGGTGCTGCTGGCCAAGCGACACGGCATCGCACTGCGACAGAGCTATGCGCGGCTAGGTCCGGCGTTGCGCCGCAAGGCCGGGCGCTATGCGCATGCGCGCCAGTTCAAGCGCATGCGCAAGGTGCTGCGACGCCAACGCACGGTCCTGGGACGCGTATTACGCGATCTGCAACGCAAGCTGGCCCGGCTGGAACCGTCGGTGCATGAGGGCATCAGTGTCTGGTTGGAGCGCGCACACCGGCTGTTGACACAGCGTCCCAAGGACAAACAAAAGCTCTACGCGTTGCACGCGCCAGAAGTGGAATGCATGAGCAAGGGCAAGGCGCGTCAACCGTACGAGTTTGGCGTCAAGGTCGGCATTGCGGTGAGTGCGCGCAAGGGCTTGATCGTGGGCGCGCGCAGTTTCCCGGGTAACCCGTACGACGGCGACACGCTGGCCGAGCAACTGGAACAGGCGCGCGGGCTGCTGCAGGATGTGAATGTGATACCGCAGGTGGCGATCGTGGACCTGGGGTATCGCGGGCGCGACGTGGAAGGTGTGCAGATCCTGCATCGTGGCAAGGCCAACACGCTGACACGGCGGCAATGGCGCTGGATCAAACGACGGCAAGCGGTAGAGCCGGTGATCGGACATCTGAAACAGGACTGCCGCTTGAATCGCTGCCATCTCAAAGGCGCCCAAGGCGATGCACTGCACGTGCTCGGCTGCGCCGCTGGCTACAACCTGCGCTGGCTGCTGCGCTGGATCGCATTTTTGCGTGCTTGGTTGCAGGTGGTGCGGGCGCGTTCCTCAACGCCCTCAAGCACCATGTGGTCCGCAAACATGGCACTGGAGGTTTGAGAGGGGTTTTTCAGGGGCGACTACTTAAGTCATTGAAAATAAATCTCTATTTAATAGCTTCCCAAGCTACTGACGTGGGTTCGATTCCCATCGCCCGCTCCAGAGCTTCCGCCAAGTCTGTAACTTGTTGACTTGTTTGGATATTTTGGCCGATTGATGATTCCGAGTGATGCCCTTCGAGGTATCAATCGAGGTATCAATCTTGCCCAAGCCTCTGATGATTTCGCGCTCGGCCGGCCTGTATGCGCGCTTCTTTGTTCCCACCGATCTTCGAGCCTCCATCGGCTCGCGTTACCTTGTCCGATCGCTAGGAAACCGTCGTGGGGACCACGCCAGGCTGGCGGCGGCCACGATGGGGGTGGCACTATCGATGGCATTCGATGCCATGCGGAAAGGGATGACCGTGGATCTGGACGAACTGCTCAAGAAGGTCCGCAGTGGTGACATTCAAGAGCTCACGCTGAGAAACGTGACGCTGCCGGACGGCACGCGCATCGCCCAGGCGCAGCTGGAGAATCCCGCTGATGCCGTGATGTTCGGAGACCTGATGGAGCGATCTCGCCGGGTGGAACCGGTCGAGGTCACGTCGGCGAGGGTGGCCAAGCGTCGGGAACAGTTGCGTAGCGCCAGTCAGGGCCTTGCCAATCAAGCGTCCAACGCGCTGATGCTGTCCAAGGCGATGGCCGATCATTTGAGGGACCTGGCCGGGGCCCGTCTGCATCAGAAGACCGTGTTGGAAAGCCGTCACACGTTGCGCCTGTTTGCCGGGATCATCGGCAAGGACGTGCCCGTGGCCTCGCTGACCCAGGATCACGTGCGGGCCTTCTTTGAGGGCGTGCGCTATTGGCCGTCTAATGCGACCAAGCGACCGGCTTATCGGGACCTGTCGGTGCCCGAGGTCATCAAGCTGGCGAAGAAGAACCAGGAGCCAGAGCCGGCGGCGTGGACCATGGCCAAGCACCGGCAGCGGTTGAGCGTCTTCCTGGTGTCGCTGGTCGAGGGCAAACATCTAGCGGTGAACCCGCTGGCAGGCATCCGGGCGATTGCCACGCCGGACTCGGAAGACACCGGCTCGCCTTTCACCGATGCTGAGTTGCAGGCTATCTTTGATCCGGTCGAGTTCCCAAAGTGGGCGTCCAAGTATCCGCATCGGTGGTTTGGGCCGATCCTGGGCCTCTACTCGGGCGCTCGCGTCAACGAGATCGCGCAGCTCCGGCTGGAGGACATTGACACCATCGACAGCGTGCCCGGCTTCTTTGTCCGCAAGATCGGGAAGAAGCAGAGCATCAAGAACAAGCACAGTAGGCGGTTCATCCCGCTGGCCCAGCCGGTCATCGATTGCGGCTTCTTGGACTACGTGAAAGAGGCCCGACAGGCTGGAGTGGAGCGGCTATTCCCGGACCTGCCCAACTCGACAGGACTGGGCTATGGGCGGCAGCTGAGCCGCCAGTTCTCCGTCTATATCAAGCGGCAAGGGGTGGCGGAGAAGGGGCAGGGGTTCCACGGGTTTCGGCACACCATCGCTTCAAAGCTCGACGAGGCGGGGGTGTCTGCGTCTGCTATCGGGGCGCTCACTGGGCACGGGACTGGACAGACCGTGCTGGAGAAGTTCTACATTGATCGGAGGAGTCTGCCGGATCGGGTGGCGACGCTTGCCAAATTCATTCCGCCTGTATTGCTTCCCACATATAAGTCGGATGAATTTGAAATCAATTTGCGCAGATGA